ACGAGGCAGAACAAGAGCTAGCAAAACTAAAAGCTCAATATGTCAATAACGCTCCTACATCCGAACCAGCACAAAATACTAACGTGCCTGTATTGCCTGATGATATTTACGATGAAGATGCTATGCGTAAGTACCATGTTGATAGTCAGGCGTATTACACGCAGACTGCTCAAGGTGCAGCAAAGTCTCAATATGAACAGCAACAACAGGAGAGCGCGCAAAAAGCTCAAAGTGCAAAGCATCAAGTTAGTGTAGATAGTTACGCTTCAAACGCTACACGCGATGGAGTCAATCTTGATAAGCTACTTATTGCAGAGCAAACGCTTAAGCAAAATGGCCTTAGCAACGAGTTAGGTTCATTCTTATTGAATGATGTAAACGGAGCTAAAGTGGTGGAGTATCTTAGTGATAACCCTGCTGAAATGCACGAAATTTTATCATTAGACCCTGTGTCTGCTGGTATTCGCATTGCCAATGAGATTAAGCCGAAAGCATTGTCGCAAACTCCAAAAGTATCTGGCGCACCCGATCCTATTCCAGAAGTGAAAGGTGGTGGGTATGTCGCGGTTGATGACTTCGACAAAAGATACCCTGGTGCAGTTATAATTTAATTTTAAGGATTTAAGAAAATGGCTAATAATTACCAAAGCAACACAAACGAAAAGCTATTAAAGGCTTTTATTAAGGGGTTTGAATCCTCTACAGTATTATTGAACACTGTATCAAAGCAGCTAGTAAATGATTTAGACGCATCAACAGGTGCGGGCGCTACACCTGTCAAAATGAAGCGACCTACTCAATACAAACCTACACGTTCAGCAGATGGTGATTTAACATCAGTTACCGCTAACTCTGTGCAAGTTGGCTCAGTATTCGGTAAAGTTTCAGACAATGGTTATATTACTGTTTACGTTGAAAACACCCAAGTTGAAGAAGCTTTAGAGGCTGACCAGCTTGACGCGTTACTAGCTCCTATTGCTGAAGATATGGTTATTACTTGTGAAAGCGAACTAGCTCAGTACATGACGCGCGCAGCACAACTGCATAGCGGTACTGCTGGTGTAGCAATTAGCAAGTGGTCTGATATTGCCAACGCCGGCGCATTATTTAAAGAAATTGGTGCCCCTGCTGGTAAGAAGTATGCGGCGATCAACTCTTTTGACGAAACTGTGCTTGCTGACTTGCAAACTCAGTTAGGCGTTAACCCTGAAGTAAACCAGGCATGGAATGAAGCTGTGATTAAAGTTGGCTTCGCTGGCTTGAATCAAGTTATGACTACTAATAACCTTGATGAGTACGCATCAGGCGCTCCTGGTACTGGCATTACATTAGCCGCTACCCCAGCAGCAACTTACGCAGCTTATAAAGATAGCTATCAAATGTCTTTATCGTTAACAGGCTTAACGGTTACTACTGGTACGCTCAAAGCTGGTCAGCAGTTATCATTCCCTGCATCTTCTTTATTGAATATGCGCAATGGTAAAGTTGTTCGTAAGTCAGGCGTTTCTATTCCATTCACTGTAACTGTCTTGGCTGACGTTACTGCTGATGGTTCAGGTAATGCTACTGTGCTAGTTAGTGGTGCAGCAATCCAAGAGGCTGGTGGAGCATTCAACACTGTTGATGTGGCATTAGCATCAGGCGCAACTGTAACGGTAATTGATGGCGCAACTTCAGTAGATAAACGTCCTGCACTTGCTTACTGTGAAGGTTTTGTTGGTATGGGTTCAGTTGTATTGCCTAAGTTGCATTCAATTGACTCAAATATCATTAATCATAAAGGTGTTAGTATCCGAGTTCATCGCTTCAGTGATGGTCTAGGTAACAAGAACCGTTATCGTTTTGATATCTTACCAACGTTCGCAACGTTCAACCCTTCTTGGGGTATCCAGTTAGAAGGTACTTCTTAGTCTAAGAAGTTAATTCACTGATAAAAAGGAGCTTAATTGCTCCTTTTTTTATGTCGTTTAAAAAGTTTACTAGTGGTGGTATAATTAAACGAATCATTAACAGTAGGTAAATTAAAATGCACATCACAATGTTAATTAAAAACTCACAAGATAAAATTATTCAATGCGTGATTGACGATTCAAACAAAGCAGAATTTGAAGTTTTGGGATTTGTTGATCATGATTCTAAATTAAAAGCCAAGGTGAAGCCAAAGTCTAAAGGCAAAGCAAATGCCTAAAAAAATAGATGTCGTTAACGGCACGTACAAGCTAATCAGAATTAGCGGATTAACATCTAAAGCCATACCTGAAGAAATTGAAGCGGCCTTACAAGTTGCTGACGATTACGCTGGTGAATTACTTTCTACCGGCTTGGATGTTGGATGGGTTCAACCTTTAGAGTATGGTCAAAGCGACCCTGATGATTACTCAGGTTTAAATGTTCAGACTACCGGCCCATTTAAAAAACTATTAGCGATAGAGTTAGTTGATTATTTTGGTAAACAAGCGCCTCCTACTTTATATAGTAACGCTGATAAAGGAATGCGATCACTAGAGCAATTGCTAGTTAACGTTAACCCAGCTCAAAACCCGGGTACTTTACCGATGGGTTCTGGTAATGAGTGGGATTATCGTAGCGATAAATTTTACCCTGAACCTATTAGTGATGATGGCGCTATCTATAAAAATACATCTGATATATTTCAGTTGCCGATTGACTGGACTGCTTGGCTTGCTGGTTTATTTACTTTAACCTCTGTTACATATGAAGTTGATTCAGGGGTGACATTAACTAATGAGGCTATTGTTGATGAAACATCAGTTGTTACAGTTGGGTTTTCCCGAGTTGGTCAATTCACCTTGTGTGCAAAAGCGACTAATTCAAATGGTGATGTAGTAAGTGAAAAGATTATTTACAATGTTACTGACTGTAATAAAAACTATTACCCGTAAGGATTGACAATGCCAAGTATTCCTTTTATTAAAGGCGATAAAGTAGATAACAACACTGATTTTAGGGATGCTCTTCCCGTAAACTATTACGCTGTGCTTCGTGACATTTACGGGGAGCAGGGTTATATGATTAATTATTACGGGTTAACTGATTTTGCAACGGGGCAGGGTGTTAGTCGTGGTTCGATATGGGTTGAAAGAGCAGGATTAGAGGGACAGTACAGAGTTAGCGGTACATCACTGATAAAGATAGAAAATGACCAGTCTGTAACTGTTTTAGGTACTATATCTGGCACTGACCAAGCATCAATGACTTACTCGTTAAATAATCTTGCTATCGTCGCAGATAAAAAACTTTATTATTACAACCCTACTGACGGATTTAGACAGATAATAGACTCTGCGGTTGGTTCTCCTATTGATATTGTCTGGGCAGATTTTAGGTTTGTTTTGACTGATGGAGAGTATTTATTTCAATCAAGTTTATTAGATGAATCGGAATACGAGCCGCTAGATTTTTCAGGTTCAGATTTTCAGCCGGATAAAATACTTGGCGTAGGGCTTAATGATGATAATGAATTAATATCATTCGGGGCGTTAACTACTGAGTACTTTCAAAATATTGGTCAAGATAATTTTTCTTATACCCGCATACAATTAAAAGCAGTAAAATCTGGTATTGCCGGAACTCACTGCAAAGCTGAATTCAAAAACAAATGGTTTTCTTTGACTAGAAGAGCAAGTACACAATTTCAATTTTCCATAATACAATCAGGATCATCAGAATCAATTACAAGCAGAGAAATTGAGAAAGTATTAACTAATTATACTTATGAAGAGCTTTCAAAAACAAAAATAGAGGTATTTACTAAAGATGCAGTAACTTGGATGATTGCTCATTTGCCAAGCGAAACGCTGGCGTATAACTACACTCTATCTAAAGTTATAGGGATAGATTTGGCGTGGTCTATATTAAAAACAGACGTCTATGCCGATAAAACTTATCGTGGAAAAGACATGACTTATGACCCTAGATTTAGTAAGTGGTTGATAGGTGATAAACTAGGGGGTAAAATAGGTTTTTTAGATGATTCTGTTTGTACGCATTATAATGAGATAGTTGAAGGATTGCTATTCACGCCGATAATACCCATGGAAACATTGTCAATAAACGAGATTAAATTTAAAACTATCCCGGGCATATCTCCAGATAATGACGCGACCGTATTTGTATCTAGAACTGATGACATGAGGGTTCACAGTAAAGAGCATATCGAACAGTACGGAGTCAGATTTGATTACAATAAAAATTTCATTTCTCGCAATCACGGTTACGTAAGAGATGAAACAGCATTTAAAATAAGAACGGCCTCACGCTCAAGAATGGCGTTTTGTAGATTTGATGTGGATGCTAGCTGATGACACTACCAAGAAGTACATCGACTAGAAGGGCCGTGCTAAGCTATGATCATTATAGAGAACTCTATAAACAGGCAACCCCTCCTATATCATTGCCCGACCTATTAGTTGAGGATTATCAGGGTATATTTGAAGACTTTACATTTACAGCTGATGAAATAGATTCAATTGAGGTAAGAGTTTTTGATTTAGAAGATTCTCATTACCCGAACTTGGCTACTCAAGTTCAATGGTTACAGCAACAAATAGACGGTTTGCCCGAGTTCACAATGGACACAGAAGGGTTTACCATGGACTCAACAGAATGGACAATGGATAAGGTACTAGCATAATGGCACAACAATTTTTAAATCCAGCATCAACGGCGCCCAATGACAAGTTAGGTGATACTCCTTATTCAGCATCAGATAAAATAAATGATAACTTCACAGAGTTATTTGCAGTATCGACATTAAACAGGCGCGTAGTTGTCAACTCCATCGCTGACTTACCTGCGCCCGTTGGGAATGTAATAACTTTATCTGATAATACTTTATACGTTCAAGCTGATGATATAGCCCTATCAACAACTAGGTTAGCAATGGGAGAGAATACCGTTTATTCTGGTATTGATTCATTGGTTGTAGAAATAAGCTATACAGGAACTTTGCCGTTATTTACATTCATAAACGTGACGGGTAGCGTAAAAGACATCAGAGCGGTACATCCTAACGGTCCGTTATTCTCATTTTCTGATTCTGGCGCTCACGTGTTAAGGGTTAGTGATGTGTCCTATGATGGAAGCTCTATCGGTGCACTTGGCGGTACAAACTCAGGGGTAAGATTTACTAACTTTTCAGGATCAGCATCACTAAGAGGAATGGCTTTTTCAGGGAACTGGAGAGTATTTCTTTTTGAACCTACATTAAGCTCATTGTCTGGAGGTGCCTTTATTGATTTAGGCGCGGCAACATTTGATTCAATCAGTATAAGCGAAACGACCTTAAATTATGTTACTGGATCTTTCTTTTTGTCAGGGTTGGTAAACTCAGGCAATATAAACGCTGGTGGATTAGCTTCAGTTACTAATGTTCAACTAGCGGGAGGAGGAATACCTTTACAGCAGATATCTTCTGCCGACTCTCTTTATGTGTTCAGTTTT